GGGTGGATTAAACTCTTGCAAAAACGGAGTGAGTGCTATGCGAAATCTTTTTCTTTTGTCTCCATAATGCCCATCATCAGGGACATTTTCCCATGGCATAAACAATTCTGCTTCGGGAGGCACAAGAAGTTTTAAGTTTTCAATGTCTCCGCAAGCAACAAACGAGTCGCTTACAAGGTTTGAGTCGCCTTCGTACCAGCATTCGAGAAGTACAAAAGTTTCATAATTCGTGGTTATTTTTGGAATTGTTGTTAAGGTATTGCAACTTGCAAGCGTAAGCTCGCGTGCGATCTTTAGTTGCTCGTCAGTCATGGCATGTGTAGAACTGGCGGGGTGGGGTTCGGTCATGGCGGCCTGGCGTGCATCTGATGCCGAGCGAAGCATGGCAGCCTCAAGCTGGACGCGGGTGACAACGCCCAGCTCAGCCCGCTCGGCAGAGGTGAGGGTGCCGGATTGGATGCGGTGGGCCAGCTCCAGCGCCTCCACCCGCCGAACGATGGCATCAGTGCAGAACCGATGGCTCTCCGCCAGCACCGCCAGGGCGGTCTCCAGTGCTTCGACGCGGGCGCGGAGTTCGAGGAGGCAGGAGGCGATTGATGGATTAGGAATGGCGATCACGTAATGCTTTATTGTTTTCCACTGCTCAGGCGTGGCGCGGTGTTGGTCGGTCATGGCGTGTCTCCGTGGTGGGGTGAGCGATCAAGCAGCCAACAGCCGCCGAACCGTGGTGCGCGAGCACCCCAGTCGATCAGCGATGCGCTGCTGTGTCCAGCCGTCGCGGCGCCACCTGCGGGCGCGTTGCTGGCGGGATTCCGTGGCCCAGAGCAGGAACAGGATGGGCAGCAGCAGCAGGGCCAGGATGGTGCAGGTGATCGTGGTCATGGATCGAATGGCGAGTGGATGGCCAGCGCCGCGCTCGGGCTGCTGACTTGGGAATCATACCGGGTGGGTTCCGGTTCTGCACCCTAGGGGGTGGGGATTGGCATGGCGTGGTGGGGGAGCCAGTGGGTGCATTCATCGTCTTGCCATCCAGCCCTCCATCGCTCCCATTGCAGATTCCAGAACCAGCAGAATCCGTCTTCATCGCAATCCTCCGGCCCCGGCAGCCGCTCAGCGACGGGCACCGGCTGGATGGCGGGTGTGCCCCAGCGGGCGAGGGCCTGCTGCTGAGCGAACCAGATGATCTCATCAATGCCCAGCTCGTCCCATGAGTTGACGGCATCGGCCTGGGCGTTCCAGGCATCGCGCAGATCGTCAAGGCCCATCAGATCCTCATCCGTCGGCCCCTCCGGCTCCGCCACGGGCACGGGCGCCGGCCGGGCGTTGATGGCGGCAGGGTGAGCCAGGATCGCCTCAGCTAGTGCAGCAGCGCCTAGCCGGTGTGTGCCGTCTACCTCGCGGATGATGGCGGCCAACGTGTCCGCGCTCATGGGTGCGGGCACCGGCTCGATGGTGGGGTGGGCGTAGCGGGTGATAAGTGCAGTGGCAAACGTCACGAGCTGCGCGTCTGTGCATTCCCAGCCGTGATCATGAAACGTTCTGCCGCCATCAAAGCCGGAAATCTCCTGTCTATCAAAGGCGCAGTCATCGGCTAGATCCATCACCTGCTTTTCCGTCGGCCCCTCCGGCTCGGGCTGGGCCAGGGCGGTGCGGGCGGCTTTAACGGCTTGAAACAGAGCCTGTTCGTGGTGGTCAGGCCACCTCCCACCATGCTCGTCATACGCCTTCACCAGGCGTTGCAGTTCGGCGCGGTAGTCAGTGCTCATCGTTCATCTCCAGTGTGTGTGAATCCATCCAACCAGTCCGCCACCGAACTGGACCCGCCGTGCCGCTCCCTGAGCACCTGCCCCAGCTCAGCAGTCACGCTGCGGGCGACGGCGGTGCAGGTCTCGCACGGCTTAGAGCACCGCGCCGGCATGGGGCAGGCGGCCAGGGATAACCGGGTGGAGGGTGTTGGCGTGAGCCGGGCCTGATCGCTGGTGACAGGCGCAGTGGCGATGCGGGCCATGGCCTGCAGGGTGGGGGTGGTGTAGGTGATCATCGTGATGGGGTGGGGTTGTGGATGCGGTCGTTCACGATCCGCCGCAGCAGATCGTTCATCCCCTCGCCAGGGCGGAGCTGGCGGCGGAGGGACTCGACCTCGGGGAGGGTGAGGCAGATGGTTAGGCGGCGGGTTTCCATTAGGCGGTCTCCATCTCATCGAGGTTGATCAGACTGCCCTGGTCAGGGTCGCGGGTGTCCTCCACGGCGATCTCCATGTTCTTGATTGCTTGATTGAAATACGACTCTTTCAATTCGATACCGATGCCACGGCGGCCTAGCGACACCGCCCCGTAGACCTCGCTGCCGACGCCCATGAAGGGGGTCAGCACGGTCTCGCCGGGGTTTGACCGCAGGCAGATGGCACGATCGATCACATCCAGTTGCAGCGGGTGAACGTGCTTTTCATCGTCAGGATCCTTGCCATCACGGAACGGCAGAACCCGGCCCATGTTGATGTCATCCCAGATAGATGAGGCATACCGACGCCAGATCCAGTGGCTAAAACGGTTTTCTGTTTGCTTGCCTTTCCAGCCCTTGTAGCGGTGCAGCTCTTGGGGAATGGGACACTCTCCAGCGTAATGGTCAAGCCCGGTCGGATTGGCGATGGGGATCTTGTTCTCTCCGCTGCGGCGGAAGATCAACAGATAATCAGCGGATGCAACACCAGCAAAAGCTGCATCATCCACAATCGTTTTATGCGCCAGGTTCTTCACCATCGTGCGATTGCGCACCCATAGCGGCTCTTTCCAGATGGTGTGTCGTGCTACGTAATGCCAGCCGTGTTGCTCATGCAACCGCACAATTGCGCCAGGCAGATCAAACAGCGCATCCTGCCCGCTGTTGCCGGTTGGAATGTCCGTGCAGTGAACAGCGGTCAACCTGCCAGGCAGTGTTAGGCGGTGCAGTTGCGACACCACATAGCCGTAGTGAAGCAAGAACTGATCATAGTCGTTGTTGTTGCTGATGTCCCGCTCGTTTGAGCTGTAGACGTACAGGCCGGCGAACGGTGGGGAATAGATCGAAAAGTGAACGGACTCGCTCGGCAGTCCCTGCATCACTTCAATGCAGTCGCCGTGATAGATCGCGTAACGGTCAGTGATTACAGCCATGGCGGCAGGGTGATGGTGGTGGTGTTGTAGGTGGGCTTACTGATGGCGATGGAGTGGTTCATCTCTGTCACCAGATTGGAAAACATCTGCTCAGCCTGTTGCCGTTTGCGGCTGAGGTTTTCCATGATTCGCCGCTCCCCTTCCGTCAGGATGATGTCAACCTTGACGGCATGCTTTTGGCCGAACCGCCAGCATCGGCGGACCGACTGGTAGTACTGCTCAAAGCTGTGAGATGGGAAATACGTGATGTGGTTGCAGTGCTGGAAGTTGAGGCCCCATGCGCCGATCTTGGGCTTAGTGATCAGCACCCTGGCGCGACCTTCCGCAAAGTCCACCAGCCTTGACTCCTTCACATCATCCCGATCAGATCCAGAGACCTGAATTGAGTCGGGGACTAGCTGCTGCAACAGGTTCCCCTCCTCGTTCAGGTGGCACCACACAAGAGCGGGTTTGCCCGTAGTGGCGACCATGGCCGCGACCTGTTCGCAGCGATCCTGAACGGTGCGCTTCTTCTCTGCCCGCTGCTCCCGTAGGTCGGTGGCGGGCATAGCAAACAGCATCCCCTCCGGCACCGTGCTGGTTTCGATCAGGTGATCGATCTCATTCAGTGGCGGCAGGATGAAGCGGCCATCGTCAAAGCCAAGGTCCGAGGGCTTGCGGCAGGCCCTGGCCCAGCTGGTGACCCATCTCCAGAACGGCTGCTCAGCGTGCCCCTTAAAGCGCCATTTAGGAGCCTCTCCGTACATCCGCCGGCTAGTCAGGTTGTTCTGGTCGTTCTTGAAGAACCGCGCCAGCATGTCCATGTGACCCATGTAGCCGAGGGCCTCGGAGCTGGTGCCCAGCTCAATGAAGTCATTGGGCGCGGCGGTGGCGGTGGCCAGCAGCCGGTAGGGCACCTTGCGCATGAAGTCGGTGATCTCGTTACGGCGTGCCCCGTCAAACGACTTGAGGATGCTGGATTCATCGCAAACAACACCGCCGAAGTCGGCGGGGTTGAATGCTGACAGCCGTTCATAGTTCGTGATCACGATCCGCCCCATCACGCTGCCATCGCTGGAGCGGTGAGCCTCAATGCCGAACTTTTCACCCTCGCGGATGGTCTGCGCGGCGACGGCCAGCGGGGTCAGGATTAGCACCGGGCGGTCGGTGTGACGCGCCACGTTTTCAGCCCATGTGAGCTGCATGGCGGTTTTGCCCAGACCACAGTCAGCAAAGATTGCGGCGCGGCCCTTGCGGACAGCCCACTCAACTAGGGCTTGCTGGAAGTCAAACAGCTGCGGCGGCATGAACACTGGATCGAAGCCGTGGTCAGCGCCGGTGTGGATCTTGCGGTCTAGGAACTCGGCGTAGGTGGTCATCAGGCGGCCTCCCGCACCAACCGCTCACACAACGCCCACCAGAGCGATGTGGCGAGGGTGGCGGTGCCGACGATGGCCAACACGGCGATGATCTCGACCATGCCGGCGAGGATGGCGAGGGTCATGGCTCCACCTCCCGCACCTGCTGCCGCAGCGCCCGCAGCAGCACCGCCGTGGGCGATTCCCTGAGCATCCCCAGCTGGTGGTCGATCAGCGCAACCACCCGGCCGCGCATCAGCTCCTGGCCCTGGGATAGGGCAGCCTGCAGCGCCGGGGATTCGTGCAGGGCCTCGGTGGCACGGGCGACGGCCGCGCTCTCGGCGGCGAGGGCCTGTTGGTCGGTTTCGATTTGGGCTAGCAGGGTGTCGAGCTGCTGGCGGATGTCGGTGATCTGCATGGGTCAGAAGGGCACGTCGTCTTCGTCGATGTCGCCGCCCAGCGGCGCGGAGTTCCACGCCTGAGCCGGCGCGGCCTGACGGGCTGGGGCCTGCTGCTGGGCCGGGGCCGGGGTGGATGCAGCCGACTCGGCGGCAGTCCACCCGCCTGATTGCTGCTCGCTGTCCTTCTTGGAGCCCATCAGCTCCAGCCGATCAACGCGAATCACGACCTTCGAGCGCTTCTCGCCGCTGGTGCGATCGGTCCAGCTCTCATTGCGAACTGAGCCGATCACGCCGATCAGCGAGCCCTTGCGCACGTAGTCGGCGGCCACCTGGGCCTGCTTGCCCCAGATTTCAAGGTTGAACCAGTCGGGATCTTCATCCCGCTTCATCCGGTTCACCGCCAGGGTGAGGTTGGCCACCATCGTGCCGCTCTCGAAGTAACGGACCTCGGGATCGCGGCCGGCGCGGCCTGTGAGTGTGATGCAGTTCATGGTGTGGGGTTAGGAACCGGTTGTGCAGCCCACCAAGTCACGCAGACCAGGCGGCGGGCAGATCGTCGGGGTCTTCGGTTGGGTCGGGGTCGGGTTCGGCCGGGCCGTTGCACTTGGCGACGGTCTCGGCGCTGATGCCCTGTTGGATGATCCTCTCCAGCACCTTCGCCGGCAGATCCGCCAGCGCGGCGATCTTCCCGCTGCTGACCATCAGGCAGAACGCCATCACGCCGTCTGAGGTCAGGCCGGCGGCATCGCAGACCTGCTGGGCATGCGGCAGGGCGGCGGCGGGATCAGAGACGCTCTCAGTCACAGTCACCGGCGCCACCTCCCCGCCGATCTCGTCGGGGGTGTAGGCCGTGTGGCCGCCGAGGGCGTCGGGGCAGTGCGTGCGCATCCCGGCGGTGAGCGCCCGGCTGAACAGCATGGCCTCGGGGTAGGCCTTCCACGTGGGGTTCTTCAGGAGGCCGGCACGCTCAGCCATCTCGATGGTGAAGGTCTCCACGCCCATCTCTTCGCCGTTGGCGAGAAACCGGATCCGGCAGACCTTGGCCGATTTCTCCAGCACCCGGTAGTCGTACACCGGATGCCGGCGCACGGCCTGGGCCAGCAGGTTGGAGCTGAACGCCGGCCGGCCGTTGATGATGTGGACGCCGGTGGCGGAGGCGAACGGGGAGAACCCTGCCTCCATGCCGGCCATGAGCCGGATGGCGCACTCGGCGACCTGTGTTTCCTGATTGCCGGCGCGGCCGAACAGGCCAGACGCGGCGAACACCCGGGCCAGCCGGGCTAGGTCGTCAACGGATGAGACCTGCAGGCTCAGGGGTGGTGTGGCACTCGGCGCTGTGAGCGCTGAGCTGGTGGAGTCGGCCATGGCGTCGAGCGGTTGGATGCCAGAATCCTAGCGGATGGGTTCCGGTTTCGCACCCGTTCGCAGTATTTCTCTCGCATCCTCCACGCTGCGCACGATTCCGGCGCACCCGCCAGCGGCGGTGATGTGGTCGAGGAATGCGGTCTGCTGGGGGGTGGGCCTGCCGGTGGCCGATTTCACCTCAAGCGCCACGAACTGAGCCAGGTCGCCCATGCGGCGATACCCGATCAGGTCGGAGGATCCGACGCACAGCCCGGCATGCAGCGGCCTGGCGTTGCGCACCACCACGTCGCCAGGGCGGAGGGTGTGGGCCAGCGCGGGAAGGTTCCCGGCGGTGACGCGGGTGGCGGCGCCAGCCCAGCCGGTGCCGACGTTGTTCCTGAAGAGGCGGACCGGGCCTGAGCCGTGGGCCAGGAGTATTCGTTGCTGAGTTTCCTGTTCGCTGGGCATGGCGGAGGCGGGCGTGGTGAGGGCAGTTAACGCAGTCCTACGCCACCTCCCGCAACGCCTCAAACGTCATGGCCAGCACCCGCACTGGGCGGGCCTGCCGCATCGCCAGGGTGATGGCTGCCTGGGATACGTGCAGCTCTCTGGCCGCGGCCACCGCACTGGGCCAGATCTGGCCGGTCTCCACGCAGCGCACGCGCCAGTCACCACGGGGCCTGGGGTACCGGTTGGCCACCTCTTCGGCCAGCTCGCGATCCTCCAGCAGGGCGAACAGGCGATCCGCATCGAACCCGCCGAGGGCCTGCGGGCGCTCCCTGGCGAGCCGGCGCCAGTTCTGGCGGGACACGTAGCGGAACGCGCCGCGCCAGACCGGCTGGAGAATCTCCTGATTCCGTCGCGTGCGAAACCAGGCCTCGACTCTGGTGTTGGGGCAGCCCAGGATCTCGGCCGCGCCTCCCGATGTGACCCACTCGCCAGCACGGACCCTGGTGTGGTGGCCCATGCGGACCAGCTTCAGGTGGATCGCATTCGCTGAGCGCTCCGGCCATTTCATCTGCCCAGCCTTGCGCCGGTAGCGGTTGGCGATCTCGCGGACGGGGAAGGATTCGGCCAGGGATTCGAGGAACTCCGACTCGGGGCGGGTCCAGCGTGGGGGTGTCACGCCACCTTCCTCCACTGCCCCTTCGCCTGCCGAGCGGCGATCACGTGCCGGGCCCAGCCGCGGGGGTTCTTCATGCCGCGGCGCTTGCCGATGGCGATCAGGTCTTCGACGGTCTGGGCCTGGCCCTGCTCACGTTTCGCTTCCCGCCGCTGCACTTCCACAAGCTCACCATCCACGTGCTGCAGCTCCCGCCGCTCAGGGGTGAACTGGTGGCCGCAGTCGGGGCAGGCCTGGCGGGCGCTGGGCATGGCGGCGAAACACTGGGGGCAGACCTTCACGGAGGGGGCTTTCTCGCCACCCTGGCGGCCGACCTTGCCCTCAAGAGTCCACTCGCGATCATCGGTCGGCAGTCCATGCCGGTGGCTGTTGCCAACGTGATCCAACACCACGGCATAGGGCTTGCCCTCGCACTTCCGCAGGCCGCGGCCGACCTGCTGGAGATATAGGGACAGGCTGTCTGTGGGCCTGCACAGCTGCACACCTGCGACGCTCGGGATGTCGGTGCCTTCGCTCACGATTTCACAGCTGAACAGCGCTTTCAACACCCCGCTTCCCAGGTCGGCGATCATCTGCCGGCGCAGGATTGGATCGGTCTTGCCGTCCAGCGATGCCGCCGGAATCCCAGCCTCTCGATACAGCTCGGCCATCGCCGCAGCATGGGGGACGCTGATGCAGAACCCCAGCACCGTGCCGTTGTGGATCGGCGCGATCTCCCGGCGGTAGTGGCCAACCGGATCGCCCATCGCCTCGCGAACGCCGAGGATCTGCGAGGCCTTCGCTTTGCCGGTCGGCGTGTCGAAGTTCCTGATGCCAGACAGGTCCACGCCTGGCGGCGCCAGCACCCTTGCCCTGGCCAGGAAGCCCTGATCGGTCAGCCACTGCGCGGTAGGCCCCAGCACCAGGTGACGGAAATACCCGCCGTGCCCCTCTCCCAGGCCTTCGCCTGACAGCCGCTGTGGCGTGGCCGTCAGCCCCACCAGGTAGGCGTTGGGCCATGCGGCGATCACCTTGCCCCACTTGTTCCCTTCGATCAGGTGGTGGGCTTCGTCCTGAATGATCAGCGTTGGCGCCGGGACCTTGTGCAGCCGCCTGGCCAGGGTGTCCACGCTGCAGACCTGGACCGGCTGGCTCAGGTCCATGCTCCGGTGCATGGCGATCAACCCATGGCGCACGCCGTGATTGCTCATCCGGCCCGAGAGATCCTCGATCAGCTCCTTTCTGTGCGCCAGCACGTACACCCTGTGGCCGCGCTGTGCAGCCGTGGCCGCCATGTGCGCAGCCACCGTGCCCTTGCCCGACCCGGTCGCCATCGTGCCCACCACGCGGCGATGGATGCGCAGCGCAGCGGAGATGTCGGCGGTGAAGGTTTGCTGGTAGGGGCGGAGGGTGATGGTCACAGCTCAGCGTGAATAACTGCCACCACCCACCCCACTTGCTGCCGCCCTCAGGAACCGTTGGAGCTGGAACCAGCGGCAGTCCTCGATGGGACCCGTACAGACCAGAGGCCAAGCCCGACGGCTTCTACTCCGCAAGGCACCCACCGCCTGGCCCGGGCAGTGGTCGGCATCGTCAGGGAGTGGGGCGTGGGGGTGGTGGCTTGCACAGCATACCCCTTAGGTTCCGCATCCGCACCCCCTAGAGTGGGAGAACCCACAACCGACT